CCACGATTAGTCAGAATATCAAGGAGCTATATCACGCAAACGCTAACAAGTCAGCAGGAAAAAAGCGTGCGCGTAAGCAAATTGTGGCCATCGCTGAATCAATGGCACGCCGCTCAAAATGAAGGAGGCCATCGTCTTTTTTTCTGGGTGGATAGCTGGATTGGTCACCTTTTTAGCGGTTGCGCTCATTCTCTACCATCATGGCGAATAAACCAGGCCGTCCCCCTAAATTCAGCGACCTCGATGCCCTCAAAATGGCCATAGATTCCTATTTTGCGGCGCAATCAAAGGCAAATAAACCATATACGATAACAGGATTAGCGTTAGCGCTTGGTACTTCACGTGAAACACTCCTAGACTATGAGAAAACCTACGCTGACCGTACTGATATTGAAAATGCCAAAGAGTATTCTGACGCAATAAAAGAGGCCAAGATGCGTTGCCATGAATGGGTGGAGGACTATTTATTCACAGGAAAAAACCAAGTCGGCGCGATTTTCAACCTCAAAAACAATTACGGCTGGCGGGATAAGAGCGAATTAGAGCACAGCGGTGGCCTTCAGGTACAGGTCGTAAACTATGAAGGCGGAGTAGGCAGCCAAAGTGATAACAATACCGTATCAATACCAGCCGCGGCCGTATCAGATGCCGTTCCTCTCGACGGACAAACGGTTTCGGATAGCCGTCTGGCATCGCCGAAGTGGAAAATCGAAGACGGCACTGAACAGCCAAATTAGCCGCCTGTTCCAAAAACCAGGCATTTATTACTATTTCCTTCCTACCTACAAGCAGGCCAAACAGGTCATGTGGGATGCGCTTGTGCGTGAGCATGTGCCGATGGATTTAGTGGAGCGCAAGAACGATAGCGAGCTTGCTATTTACTGGAAGAACGGTTCCATCCAGCGCTTTGTGGGCTGTGAAAACCCCGATGCGCACCGTGGCATCAACCCGATTGACGTGGTATTCGACGAGTATTCCGAGATGAATGAGCAGATTTGGACGGCCATTATTCAGCCCGTCATGCGTGAGAACAAGGGGCGCGCAACCTTCATCTTTACCTATCGCGGGAAGAACCATGCGTGGAAGCTCATTAACACGATGCGTGATAATCCGCAGTGGTTCACGCAGGAACTGAACGTCTACCAGACCGATGCCATCAATAAGGACGAATTAGACGAAGCACGCCGCACGACGCCACGCGCATTGTTTGAGCAAGAGTATGAGTGTAAGGCGATTGACGATGCAGGCAGCGTATTCCGCAATGTGCGCCAGAAAGTATGGGATGGCGAGCTGCAACCGAACGTACGCCATGCGTTCCAGGTAGGCGTAGACCTCGCCAAATATAATGATTGGACGGTCTTAACGCCACTTGACCGCAACACCTTCCGCGTGGGCAAGCAAGACCGCTTCAACCAGGTGGAATGGAACCTTCAGAAAGCGCGTATTGCAACGATGGCCTATAAGTTTTTACAGGCAGAATTACACGTGGATTCAACGGGCATTGGCGACCCCATTTGTAGCGACCTCGTGAACATGGGCCTGAACGTAAACCCCGTGGAGGGCTTCAAATTCACGGAAACATCGCGGCGTCAGTTGCTGGAAAACCTCGCCATCTACATCGAGCAGCAGAAATTGTGGCTGCCGAACGATGAGGAGCTGTTCAAGGAGCTGGAATCCATGCGCTACGTGCTCTCGGAGAACGTGTCACTGGCCACAGGCAAGCCGAAAATCAAGATGCAGGTGCCTGATGGGATGCCCGACGACCGTATTATGAGCTTGGCATTGGCGGCGTGGGGATTACCCGTAGACCCGATTGGCGATGTGGAGGGTGCGGAAATTGGCATGTATGGCACCCACTTTACTTGACACATGTCCGAATGGTATAATAGTCGCATAAGCAAGGAGTATGGCCATTCACTAAATGGCTGAAAAGCGTTTCGCGGCACCAGCGCCGAATATCGTAGATTATTCACAACCCCAGAATGTGCCGATGACGACGCCCGAAGAAGAAGCGTGTCGGGTGGTGCGTCAAGAGAAGTCGGCCTGGGAGAACAGCATCGTGTACGTCACCCCGCAGGTGGCGTTTAATTTGCCTGTACTCATCCGCACGCTCTTAAAGAACTACTATGGCATCTTTGACCAGCCCACGGACACGCAGACGGGGCAGGACAAGATTTGGGTACCGCTCACGGAAACACTCACGGAAACCGTAGTCAAGAACATTGACCTCTCCACGAAGGACATCGAGTTTCACGCTTTGAACCCTGAAGCGGTTGGCTATACGAAGATTGTGCGGAGTGCCGTGCGTGCGCATTTGAATAAGATTTTCTTCGGCGAGAAGCTCAAAGAAGCGCTGCGCCATCTCTCCATCTGGGGCACCGTGGTATGGAGCACCGAGGAGGTGAAAAAGCAGATTGACCTGCGCATCGTGAACCTTCTTAATTTCTATATTGAACCAACATCGCCTTCGATTGCCGAGGCGGATAAGGTGACCGAGCGCTTTCCTTTAACGGTAAGCGAATTTCGTACGATGGCCGCACGCAACAAATGGAAGAACTGGGAAGATGTGACAGGCCGCAAAACAGTACCGCGCTATGATTCCTGGTTGCAGTTACAGAACTATCCATCAGACACGCTCTTTGTGGAGGTGTACCGTTTGCGCGGCATGGTACCGAAGTTCATTTTCACGGGCAATGACGATGACCGCATGGAGCAAGTGGCAGGCGAGCTGACGGTTTCCTGGGATAACGGCACCTGGCGTTTCCATGATGCTGAATTACGCAAGGACAACAAGAATAAGGGTTATGAGGAAGCGTGGTTCACGCGTGTGCCCCAGCGCTGGATGGGACGCGGTATTGCCGAGAAAGCATTACCGATGCAGGTGTACGCAAATGCCGTTATCAACATCCGCCGCACGCGGGCGCAGGTAGCGCAGCTCGGCTTATTCAAGGTGAAGCGCGGCAGTGGCATTACCACACAATCCTTGCAGCGCTTGGCCGTGAATGGCGCGGTGATGGTGAACAATATGGACGACGTGCAGCAGTTTGTGGTGGAGGAGATGGGACAGACGAACTACACGGATGAGCAGGTGATTTGGAACTGGGCACAGCGCGTGACGCAGGCACAGGAAATCTCGGCAGGTGATGAGTTGCCCGCTTCGACCCCAGCCACGAACGCACAGATTCAGAGCACGTCAGCCCAGGGCGCGTATGTGCTTATCAAGGAAAACACGGGTTTGTTCCTGGAACGCTGGCTGCGCAACCAGGCATTGCCGATTATCATGAAGAACCTCACCGTGGGGCAGATGATTCGCTTCACGGGCGACCCTGATGAAATCCGTGAGTTGGATGAACACATTGTGCTCAAACTGTTATGCGAGGAGATTGACAAGGCCACGGAACAGAACAAGGCGGTAGACCCGCAACAGATTCAGCTCGAACTCCAGCGTGCGCTCTTGAAGCTCCAAAAATCAGGCACGGCACGCTTTATTAAGCTCGAAGACATGCTGAACCCGCTCGATTACGACGTGGAAGTGAATATTGCGAATGAGAAGATTGACGAGGGCATCATGACGCAGCGCCTGGTACAGATGTTGCAGCTCGCGCCAGAGGACAAAGACCAGATTATGCCTGCGTTATTCGACTTGCTTGGCTTGCCCTATAAGCCGCCTACGCTCGGCGGTGTGCCGCAAGGTGCGCCCCCGCAGCAGGGACAACCCCAGGGTGCGCCACAGGGCAATCCAGGCCAGTTGAATAGCCCGCAGCCACCGACATTCCAGGGAGCAAACCCGCTCCAAGCGCAACAGCAAGGACAAGCTATACCGACTGGACAATAAAGGTCGTAAACCAAACCAAACGAAATGGCACATTTGAAGCCAAAGGGAGCACGAGGAAAGGCACAGGTGAAAAAACTTGGGCGTGACTACAAGACGGGCGGTTTCTCGAAGATTGAGAAAAAAGCTGAATCAGAGGGAAAGAGCGCGTCGTCCGCCAAGAAGATTGCGGGAGCTGTATTTCAGAATATGGCACGCAAGCACGCTCGCATTATGCGGGGCTAATACCATGCACGCAGACCCAGAAACGCAAAAAGTTATCAGTGAGGGAGCCGCGTTCTCGCGGTTACTGCATAATGATGACTGGAAGCAGGCCAAGAAGTACCTGAACGAGATGTTTATTCAGCTCGATTCATGGAGTACCTTGCCTGAAACCTTCACCCCGAATCAAAAACTGCGTGAAATGGAACATCGCCAAGCCGCGATTGCGCTCGTTCAGACGTGGATAGCCCAAATTGAGGGCCGCGCTGACGTGGGTGTAGAAACGGCCAAGGTGATGATTGACCACAGCGAACTCGCAGAAAACTTCTCGTATTTCCCTGAAACGAACAAACCAAATGCCTGACGCAAAAAATCAACCGAACTGGAAGGAAATGACGGTGCCTGACCTTCGTAAGAAGCAGGTAGACGTTCCAGGCGCATCATCGTTCTCGAATGTTGCCGACGCATACCCGATGCACGAACCAGAATTTCAGGAGCACGATTTGAAGGGTAATGGGTACGGTGAATTCGACCCTCGGCACTCGGAAACGACCCACAACGAGGCACCCGCCAAGACCGACCACGAATACATGGATAACGGCGACGGTAAAAAGGGCAATCCCCTTGAAACCTTCAACCCCGAATCCAGCAACCCGCACCGCGGCGACAAAAAGAACTTTAACTAAGTTCATGGGATTCGCAGGAATCCCATGTGGGAAGGTGAGAAACCAATAACCAAAGCCCTACTCCGCTTATCTCTCGCCTTCCTACATGAGCTTCTTGCCAGACGGCTAAAAGGTCGTAAGGAGCTTAACGGCAAAACAATAAAGTTTTACCTATGCCAGACAACGAACTCAATACCCCTGAATCCGTACCTCGTGTGGTGGACGTTGCCACAGGAGAAGGACAGCCCAATGTGGGAGGGAATGATACCTCGGTAGTCGTGGGATTGGCGGAAGTGGTGAACCGCGCCCTCGGTACCACCTTCCAAGATGATGCCTCTGCCTACAAGGGACTAGAGAATACCGCGAAAGACCGCGGCAAGCTCGGTAAGTATCGTCCACTCATTGAGCAACTCGAAGCCACGAAGGGCGGAGAATTTCAGGCGTTAAAAGTCATGGAACAGTTAATCAACCAACCAAACAACAACCCTGTTGCACCGCAGCCCGCTGCGCCGCAGCCCCAGCCGCAAGCACCCTCAGTGGACACGTCAAACTTCGTTTCACGTGACCAATACGAGCGGGACTTGTGGTATGGTACCCACAAAGAACTTGTGGAGTACGCCCCCATTCTCGATGCGTTAAAAACATCGAACCAGGGAAAAAGCTACGACGAAGTAGCGCAGCTTCCTGCCTTCAAAACCTTTTACGAGAAGGCGACGGCGGCAGAAAATCTCCAAAACCAGCGCCAGCCGTTAGTGTCGAGCAACCGTGTTTATTCAAATGCTCCCTCAGAGGAACGAATGAAGGACTTTGAAGAAGCGAAGAAGACCAAAGATTGGTCTGGGTTTCTTCGTAAATACAAGGGGTTCGACCTCATGTCGGAGTAGGCGATGAAGTAAATCGCAATGCCTATTGGTCTTATTACCTACCAGGACGCCTCTCGGCGTGAAGACCTGATTGATGTGGTAACGAACGTATCCCCGTCGGAAACGCCGTTGCTTTCGGGACTGCCTATGGGTTCGCCCGCAATGCAGACGAAGCACGAGTACACCACGGACACGTTCACCACGTATTCTGACAATGCGCAGGTTGAAGCATATTCGTTCTCTGCAACGGATTTGACGCAGCCCGCCCGTCAGTTGAACATCTGTCAGATTTTCATTCAGCCCATCCAGGTTTCGGAAACCGAAATCGCAGTGAAGGGCGTCGTGGAACCGTACAGCTACCAGTTGCAGAAGAACCTCATCCAGCACGCCACGGACATTGAGCTTGCCTTTATGGCAGGTTCGACGGCCTCTGGTTCTTCGGGAGTTGCTCGCCGCTTGGCGGGTATCCTGAACGCCGTGACGACCAACGCGACTGCTTTGGCTTCGGGCACGTCCCTCTCATTTGCACAGTTCCAAAACCTGATGCAGCTGATTTGGGCGCAAACGAGCAAAGTGGCCTCGGAGGTCTACACGGGTGCCACCCTGAAGCGCGACATCACGGGTTTCACGACCCAGCTGACGCGTTACCAGGATGCTGATGAGCGCATGTTGAACACCCCTGTAGAGGTCATCTACTCGGACTTCGGCGTGCACAAAATCTTCCTTCACCGTAACGTCCCGTCAGGTGCGAACGCGCTTAACCTCTTGGCTATCAACCCAGAGTATATCCGCAAGTCGTACCTGCGCCCGACGCGCACGGTGCCGTTGCCTCCTGATGGTGACCGCCGCCGTGCGTTCATCGTGACGGAAGCGACACTGGAACACCGCGGCCAGGCCACGTGTGGCCTTTACACGGGTCTTACCTCGTAGTGTTGTTCTTGGCCTCCTTTAATCCAATTCTGGGGGGCCAAGACGAATTGGAAACAACATGAGCGATACTCGCTACGAACACCTTAAATACGACAAGGGGAAGATGTACGTCGGTAAAGTGGACACCGCCAAGGCCATGGGGGTGGGTGAGCACGATTACTGGGGGCGCGTAGACCACATTATCCAGGAATATGCGCGTCTGCACCCACAGGAGGTGAGTGAGGCGCTTGACTATTGTCGCTGGCAGCGGGATAATGCGTATAATGATTTTGGCGTGAACGTGGAAGACAGCAATTCTACGATGCGCCTCGGCATAGGATTGCCGAACGGCTTGCTCATTGCACTCATGACCTTCGACCCAGAGTTCTTAGAAAATGACGGCAATAAGTTGAGCAAGTTCCGCAAGCGGTTTCCTGGATTCAACACCTCTAAAAAAACATGAACATCTACAAGGCGTACTACCAGACGAGCGTGGAAGACAAGACCAAGAGTCAGTATTTCTTGGCCAGTGATATGACGGACGTGCTCGCTGAATTACGGGCGTTTGAGCAGCATACGGGTGCCGCCGCCACAGCGATTCAGTGGTTAAAGGTTGAGTACATTGGCCCCGCTGCACGAGTAGGCAATGGCAAAGCAGAATAAAATCGGATTAGGCATGATAGTGAAGGCGGATGCGTCTGAAGCCGCGCCGCTTGAACGTTGTTTAGCTTCAGTGGCGTCCTCCGTAGACGAAATACACGTCACGGTTACGGGGCAAAATGCAGAGTGTGAGGCGGTGGCATTGAAATATGGTGCCACCGTTTCGCATTTTACATGGATAGATGATTTTGCAGCGGCACGGAATTTCAATCTGCACCAGATACAAAGCGATTGGTACCTCTGGCTTGATGCTGATGACACGTTACTACATCCTGAACGGTTGCGTGACCTCGTGCGTGCCGCAGAGGAAACACGGGTCGGTGGCTATTACTTCTACTACCAGTACCAGTTCGATGAGAATGGTCACTGTATTGATGCACACTGGAAACCACAACTACTGAAGAACGACGGCAGCTGGGATTGGAAGGGTGCTATTCATGAGGACGCGTTACCCTTGCGTCCCGTCCAGTGGACAAAGACCGAATTATGTACCCGCGTGCACCACACGGAAGGCCATCGCCAGAAAGAAAGTTTTGAACGCAATCTGCGCATCCTGCTCAAAGAGCGTGAGCGCGATAAGAACGAACCACGCACGCTGTTTTACCTGGGGCGCACATATTTCGCGTTGGGCGAGTTCCAAAAGGCACTTGATGCCCTCACGGAATATCTCACTCTGTCGGGATGGCCCGAAGAACGCTATGAAGCACGCCTCTTGATGGGCGATGCGTTTATGAACACCCAGCAGTTCGATGAGGCCATTCGCATGTACAATGATGCCATCCTGGAAATGGAAGAATATGGCGAAGCGTATGTGCGCAAGGCGAACGCCTACATGATGCAGAAGGAGTGGAATAAAGCGCTCTATAATCTGAAAACGGCGCTTGGGATGCAGGAGCAGACGGGCGATGTGTCCTACAATCCAATGAAGATGAAGCGCGATGTATGGATTGCGATTGGCATGTGCTACACGCAGCTCGGTAAACTCGATGACGGTCTGCGGGCGGTCAATACGGCGCTCAAAGCCGACCCCAAGGATAAGAACGCACGTGAGTTGCAGGAGTTGGTTCAGTTCCTACGCACGAAGCATAAGCTCGCCAATAATTATTTTGATATTGCAAAAGCGCTACGCGACAACAAGCAGGAAGCGAAGATTGTTCCCCTGCTCCATTCAGTGCCCAGGGAGATTAGCGACCATGAACTGATTTTAGGATTGCGGCATACGTACTTTCCGCCGAAGGTGTGGCCGAAGAAATCCGTGGCGGTTTACTGTGGTTCGTCCGCCGAGGTGTGGCGTCCAGGCGATGAGAATGGTAAAGGCATTGGTGGCTCAGAAACGGCGGTCATCGAACTTTCAAAGCGCCTCGTGAAGTACGGTTGGTCAGTTACTGTGTTTAATAACTGCGATGCGCCCCCTGACGGCTTTACGGTAGACGGTGTGCATTACGAGAATTATTGGAAATTCAACTGGCAGGATACTTTCGATGTGCTGTGGGTATGGCGCTTGCCTGAACTCTTTGATTACGAGGTGAAGGGCCGCTTACGCATCCTCGACCTGCATGACGTGATGAACCCCGCGGACTTTCCGCCTGAACGGGTGGCTCGTATGGATAAGATTTTCGTGAAAACCAACTACCACCGCTCGCTCTATCCGAAGGTGGCTAACGAAAAATTCGTGGTAGTCGGCAATGGCATTGACCTCAAACGCTTTGACGCGAAGGAGAAGCGCCAAGCGCACCGTTTCATCTACTCCTCGTCCCCGAACCGTGGCCTCGATATTGTGCTGAAGTTGTGGCCGCAGCTCAAAGCGAAATTCCCCGATGCTGAGCTGCATACCTACTACGGCTGGAACACCTTTTATGAGATTGAGAAGCACAATCCCGAACGCATGACCTGGATGCGCAAAATCCAGGCGCAACTGAACCAACCAGGGGTGGTATCCCATGAACGTGTTGGCCAAAAAGAACTAGCGCGGGAGATGATGAAATCCTCCTATTGGCTCTATCCTACCTACTTCCCCGAAATCCATTGCATCACGGCGTGTGAGATGCAGGCCGCTGGCGTGATTCCGCTCACGACGGGATTTGCAGCGCTCGCAGAAACGCAGAAAGTGGGATTGAAATTGAAAGGTGATATGCACAGCCCGCAGTGGCAGCAAGAGTACGTAGACAAGGTGATTGCTTGGGTAGAGGACAAAGATGGCACGAGCGCGGCGTCCCGCGAAGCACAGGAAGCCGCCAAGCAATTCTCATGGGATAATGTGGCGAATGAATGGAATCAACATCTACAATGAACGGGAATGTCCCTGTTAATTCTGAGCCTATAAAATCACGTGGTTCCTGTGAGCGTACGGGGCATCAGTACATGATGATTGACGATTATGAACCCTACATGGGGAATATCGCCAACCAGAAAGCGCCGAAACCATTACGCGAAGTATACGGCGGCCGTTATGTGAAACATCTCTTGTGTCAAAAGTGTGGTGACTATCGCAATGTGGAATTGAAATCCAGTAAAGCCCTAGCGCCCATGCTAAAAATGGAGCGCCTCAAACAATGAAGATTGCATTTCTCTGGGAGGGGGTATCTTATCGTTGGCCTGACCGTACCCATGACGGCCTGTGGGCGGCGATTCAAATTCTCCAAGAACGGCACCAGATACTTTGCCTCGAACCCGATGACGAGCGTGCCATCATGGCCTTTGCGCCCGATGCTATTCTCTACTGGGCACCGTTCACCGCACGTACAAAGAATCTCGTCACGCAGTACCCGTTCAAGAAGGCCATCTGTTTTGCGGGAGGGCCGATTGAACCTGGTAACGTAGACGGCTTTGACCTCTATTTCACAGAAAGCGAAATCAACGAGATTGAACTCGCCCTACTCGGTAAGCCATTCATGCGTGCGTTCGGCGTGAATGAGCAATTATACAAGCCGATGGAGGTGCCAAAACGATACACGGCCGCGTTCGCTGGTTCTTTTGCGCTATGGAAGCGCCCCGAACTCTTTGCAAAAGCCGTAGGGAAGGGTGGTATTTGGATTGGCCAAAAGCAGCCGCATGAAACGATTGCCTATGAGGTATGCGAGCAGCACGGCGTGGAAACGCGCGATGAACTACTTTCAGAGGAAGTGCCGCCCATCCTCAATGCGGCGAATTGTGTTTTGAATACTGCTGGCGAATGGGGCGGTGGCCAGCGTTTGACCCTCGAAGCCATGGCGTGCAATGTGCCCGTTATCGTGATGCACGATGCACCGAAGAACAAAGAGTTCGTCGAGGAATCAGGATGCGGCCTCGTTTGCTACGCGAGCGTGGAGGCGATTAAGGATATGCTGCCCAGGGCGATGGCATTGCGCCAAGATTCGCGTGCCTACGTCCTATCCAAGTGGACGGCGAAGCACTATGCCGACAAACTGGAATATGGTTTAACACAACTCTGATGCCTGCAACACAAGACGACCACTGGAAATTTACCATACAGGAATGGCGCAGCATCCCATTCCAGCGACTCCTCGATGCGGTGCCGCCCGTAGACGTTCTCTATGACATCGGAGCCAATGTGGGAGGATTCACCTTTGTGCTGCGTGAGCGCTTTCCCCAGATGCAGGCCATTTGTATCGAGCCAGTGAAAAAGAATTTTGAATATCTCCAAGGCCATGTGACGGCGACCTGCGTCAATGTGGGCATCTACTATGGTGCGGATGAGGGTGAGATAATGGAGAAGGGTGATAATAACGTCGGCGGCTATTTTCTCGAATTTGTGCCAACGCAGGGCACGCGTACTGCTATTGGCGAACGGGTTCAACTGTGCACGCTTGAATCTCTCAACCTCACGCCGCCCGATTGCATCAAAATGGATGTCGAGGGTGGCGAAGTGAATATCATCGAGCACTCCTCTATCGTAAAGGAGTGTCCTACACTCATTATTGAGTGGCATCCCGCGGATGACCCCCTGCCGTTCTTTGCCCAGCACCTCCCCGACCACGTCGTGAAGGCGCGCCTCGAAAACCAATTTGTGCTATGCCGAAAATAAGCGTCATTTGCGTCACCAATCGTCAAGGGTGGTCTGCTATTTTCCAGGAAAATCTTGAACGGCAAACTTTCCGTGATTTTGAGGTCATTGTGGCAGCGGATGTACCCGCAGAGCAAGCACTGGGGTCGTTCGTTCCACGAAAAAAGGAGGATGGGGATGCCTGGAACCTCAACCGTGCCTATAATGACTGCCTCGATAGGGCACAGGGCGAACTATTGGTCTTTTTGCAGGATTTTATATGGATTCCCGCGAACGGCCTCGAACGTTTCTGGGAGATTTACCAATTATTCCCCGAAAAACTCATTACGGGCGTCGGCCATAAGGCGCAAGACGGCCTGGAAGGCATTTCGGAGGTGGATAACCGCGTTTTTGGCGAGGATGAGCTGGCGGCGGGCAGTTTTTCGCACTGGGAATTGAACTGGGCGGCCTGTCCGCGGGCACTTATGCCCCGTTTTAACGAGAAAATGGACAAATTCTATGGTGGTGAAAACCAATATATTGCCAAAAAGTCAGGATTAGGCATAATAATTGACCGTCAAAACCAGTGTATTGGCTTTTCACAAGAGGAGTGCGGTGGGCGTCCCGAAAATTGGGAAACCCAGCACAGCAACAAGGGGAACCGTTTGACTTCCTTCCTTGAAAACTGTTAAAATACGTGTATAAGCGGAGTGGCCAATCACCACTCCTTTGGCAATCGCCTTTTCGGATACCACTAATAAGAACGGGATTATTCAACGGTGCGAAATTCTTTGTGCCCTCGGCGACACGGGCATTTCTGGTAATTCGACCCTCTTAAAACAGTTCACGGGCATCATCAATTCCTGGTACCAGAAAGTGGTGACCATGATTTTGGCGTCCACAAACGACTGGGATTGGGATGATATTGGTACGACGGATGGTTCAACGCCCACGAACACGAACTACCCTATTGCGACGTTTCCACTCGTCGCGCTACAGCGTGACTATCCCCTGGGCGCTGCGGCAAAACTTTTGAAATTGAAGCGTGTGGATATTACTTACGATGGCACGAACTGGTCGCGGGTGACCCCCTTTGATTCGGGTTCGTTCACGGATTCGAGCAACGTAGGGTTTGGCAACGACACGATTATTGATGCGGATGATTTTTCCGACATCACGCATCCTTTCTATGACATTAAGGCGCAGTCGCTGTTCATCTATCCGATGGCAACATCGAGCCAGGTATCCGCTGGCGCGAAAGCACGCATTGAGTTCACGCGTGAGCCGTCAGAATTTGCATCGAGTGACACCACAAAGACGCTCGGCATTGATGCTGCGTTCCAGCCGATGATTCCGATTGGCGCATCCTACGAGTGGTGCTCCATCAATGCCCCCTCGATTGCACAAGCACTCATGCCGATGCTCACGGACTACGAAGCACGTTTGCGCGAATACTACCCGATGAAAGACCAGGACATGGTGAACTATCTCGCCCCCATCAAACAAACCTGGTCTTAGCATATGCCCGTTACGCTTACCTATACGTCAAAGGATAATACCGTCAGTTTGACGGATGGCACGAAAGCCACGAGCGTCAGTTTGACAAGCACCTCAAAGGCGACGAATACGCTGACGGCGGTCAGTAAATCTACTGCCGTGACATTAACCTATGCCGTCACGAGCACCATCGGGAGCGGTGAATTTGATATCGGCGTGTTTGATTCTGCGGTCTTTGATAATCCGACGAGCACGACGCAGTACACCGTGCTTTTAACCTACGAGAATAAATCGTAATGAACATCAAGCAATTTATCGCGGCGGCGCTCATCACAGTGGGTATTCTCGCCTTGGGTTCTTTGCCACGTGCCCTTGGTGCGTGTGCGAATAGTGTATGGCCTGGTGCTCTCGATAACTATACCGCTGGTCAGTGTATCCCTTCACAGTGGGCCAATATTTTAGAATCCACTATCGGCATTACGGGCAGCTTCAACTTTTTGCCATCGAGCACGAATGTGGTGAATACCCTGAATGGCGGTAAGGGGAATTACTCAATTACCACGAGCGGAACGGGATTGGGCGAAACAACGAGCACTACCTCCACGAACCTGACCTGGACGAACCCTGGTTACATCACCACAAGTACCAACCAGGTGATTACGTTCACGGCATCGGGGGACGCCACGGGTACCGCTACAGGCACTACCTCCATTGCCCCCGCTATGCACGTGGTAGCGCTTCAGGGGAAATCAGTCACCAGTACGGCGCCCGCTACGGGGACGGTATTGGAATGGAATGGCACCTACTGGATACCATTGGCAACGTCGTCGCTCGGTTTGCAGGCGGCGGGCAACTATTTGACCGCAGCGGTGACCTCTATTAACGGCGACACGACAGCAGCCCAGAAAATTACCGTGAGCGGCGGCCTGCTCACGAGTTCCACTGCCGCAGGTGTGACCACGCTTGGCTTGTCTACTACTACGCTGAATACGAATGTCGCAGCGTTAGGATATGTGACCTCCACGAGCGGTGGTGGCGGCGGGAGTGGTTTGAATGTAACGACGGGCACCGCTTCCGAAATCCCCGTTCTTTCATCGGGCACAACTACGGCAGCTGGATACTCTTGGCTTACCGCGAACTCCTCTACCGAAGAAGTGGACATCGGCCAGGGATTCGTGAGCTACGACCCCAACACCGAGAATTTTTACTTCGGGAATAAAACGGCGACCAACAACCCGATTTTTAGTGTTGATGCTAGCGGCAACGTCACCATCTATGCGCAAGGCGGCAACCTCCGCATCCAAAACGGGAATGGCTATAACGCCATCCAAGATTCTACGGTGCTAACCGCCGACCGCATCTTTAGCTTTCCCGACGAACCAGGAACGTATGCGCTCCAAGGCGACAATGTTTCCGAGTTTACGAACGACGCGGGATACCTTACAGGCACAAAAGTTGATTCCCTCGGTGGCGCAACAGGAGCAGTAACCCTCGGTAATGGCCTCTCTATCACCGCAGGGACGCTCTCGGCTTCCTCAACCTATGCATCCACAACGCTCCCCCTCACCATCTTCAATGCGACCACAACCGCCCCTTCATACGTTTCCTATATTGCCCAATATCCGTTCACTATCTCTCAATTCGAGTGCGTGGACGCGGCAGGGACGACGACATTTCAAATCTATTTGGCATCTTCCTACACCTCGACGGCGGTAGCTTCGACCATCCTTTCCTCGTTCGCGTGCGGTACGGCGGGTAATTCAACGACGAGCTTTACCACCTCAAACGTCACCGCAGGGCAGCGCCTTATCGTTAACGTGACTTCGACTGCAGGAACTCCTACCCTCACCACTGGCTCATTCTTCACCCAAAAGCAATGAGGAAACTCTTAATCATAGCCGTTTTATCACTCGTCGCTTTTCCCGTAGCGGTTTTCGGTGCTTCCATCGACAATGGCTATGGAACGTTCTATGGACTTGCGGTACAGACAGCAAGCCGCCCACAAGGAGGTTCTACTTTTGCCATGAGCGCTGGTCCAACAGGCGCATCAGGTAAACAAGTAGCGTATGGGTTCATCCCTTCTGTCAATAAGACCGTCACCAGCTTGCGGATTATCGTACACAGCGTCAATGGCACTTTACCTACGAGCAGTATGGAGGTGGATTTGGTAGGCGACAATGGAGCAAGCGTCCCCGCGAGTTCGACGATACTTGCAAGCTCAACGGCATGGAGTTCAGCATTTAGTGGTACGAACTTTTGGGATACGGTTACTGGTTTCAGTTATGCAGTGACGGCGGGAACCCTGTATTGGTTCTTACTAAAAAACAATAACGCTACCTCCTCAACAAATTATCCGACACTTGCAATTGACTCTTCTAACCTTCAGTTGTTCGGCTATGCGAACAACGGGGCTTATGGTGACAAGACGTACACAACATCAAATGGTGGTGGCAGTTATGCGGGTTCGGCAGGTATCAATGCCCGTATCTGTTATTCCGATGGAACTTGCGTCGGCGCACCGCTCTACATGGCAGGGACGGATACGAATAAAGTCTACAGCTCGAACTATTCAGGCCTCAAATGGACACTGACGGGTT